GAGGTACCTATAAACAATGCACCACCCTTAACGTCTGCCAGTGTGGGCCTAAGGATCATTTCCCACACTTCTGGTTTCATTGAGGCATATTCGTCCATTACGACATATGCTAGACCTACGCCTCGTAGTGTATCTGGTCTGTCTGATCCCTTTAGATAAATCTTACGGTCATTGACCAGTGTAATTGTAGCAGTGTTTTCGTGTGTGCTTTTGATTACATTCTGGCCTACGTCCTTGAGGATTGACCAGAGAATATCTTTAGCTTGTTGAAATGTGGGGGCTACATAGAAGACATCCTTGTCCTCACTTTGGAGTGCTTTAATAATCAGCACCCATGCAGCTAAATAACTTTTACCAAATCTCCTGCCACAACTTGCTACTTTAAATCGTTTGTCAGACTTGAAGATTTGCATTTGAGCATCGTGAAGAGTAACCTTTAGATCAGGCATCTTTTATTTCTTCAAACTCTGCTTCAAATACTTCCTGCTCTTTTGCTTCCTTTGCTTCTACAGCTTTTACACCTTCGATTATAATATTAACACCTAAGTCCTGATGTTCGTGTGTAATCTCTACTGCTTTTGAGGTAGGGATAATTCTGTCCATACACATCTTCAGACAATGCCTGTCGCCTTCCAATGCCATCTCAATTACCTTGTTTACAATCTCCGGTCCTTTGGTGGACATAAGTTCTCTTGAGAGCTTTGTATATTTGTTTAGGGAACCTTTGGGTCTTCCTTCGGGATTGAGGGCCTTCATACCCTTGTAAAAGTTTGGATTACCTCGTTTCTTCTTTACTGGTGTATCGTCTGACATTCATCACTCCTGACTTTGCCCTACTACGTAGGAAGACAGTTACCATTTCTTACAACTCCAATATCGTGCAGATAGTTTACTGGGTGGAGATGTATCACACTTGTGCCTTGCACGGAAGCTCTTGCGGCGCTTAGGTTGATCCTTTTTGATACTCATGTTAGGATCACCGAATCTAACCAACCGAACCTTATCCCCCTGCTTTGCCAAGACTGCAAACTTCTTTGACTTGCCGGGAGTCCTTTTCGGTTTATTATATCCAGAAAACTTTTCGCCTCGGTAGTTTATCATTTTCTCTTCTTAGCTTTTTTCTTCTTTTTCTTGGCGGGCTTTTTGTAACCGTAGTTCATATCGCTCTCCTTTAAAAGACAAACCCCAAACCTAACGGTTTGACTAACTTAAGTATCTTAAGAATTAACTTAGTTATTAATTTTAATAACATACTTAATGAACAACCTAATATAACTATATTATAACATATTTAGCTTCTTTTGTCAATAGGGTTCCTTAGGATTTCTTAGGAATAACCCGCCTCACCCCAAAAGTCAACCCCTAAGTTGTACTTTAGTTAAGTTAATTATCTAATTCATGGACCTCCAAATTGCTTCCCATGTGGTCATGAGGGTATATATAACATGGCGGGGCGTCGTGGGTCCCCCCCGGCCTACCTTAGTCTACCACAGAACACCCATGATTTCCTGAGGATCACTGCGCCACCTCAGGACTACCTCAGGATCACCTCAGGGATGCCTCAGGACTGCTGAAGAAAACGTGAGAAGAAAGAATGCCTGAGTATGGATATATGGGACATCCCATGAAATCCTCAGGACCACCTCAGAACCACCTCAGAACCACATCAGAACCAGACACCTTATAATATACATAGGAAACTGTTGCATATTTGTCACACTTTGGAGGATATTCAGAAAAAAATGGGATATCCCAGAATTTTTTTATTCTGGAGGTGTTGACAGCATCGGACGGTATACTTATGTACTGGGCCACCGCAACACAACGAAGGAACGAAACGATGGAAACAACTAAGATACTCAAGGCTTCAACAACCCATAACTGGGAGAAGTACACATTCACTGAGGAAGAGTTCAAAGCATCATACAACGAATTCGATAATAACTGGAGCATCACTCACCCGGTTCTAGGTTGTTCGAAGGGCAGGGACACTCCCGAAGAAGCCCTGAGAAATGTATTGTACGAGCATGGATGTTCTGATATCACTATTCACGACGAAACCACTGAACAGAAAGGAAACGAAACAATGTCGAAGATCGAAGCCGTGGAAGTAACCGCCGAGACCATCAACAAGGAACTGGTCAAGGCCGTCAAGACCGATGCGAAGGTAGCACGAAAGTTGGTGCTGGAGGTTCATCCGTTCGCAGCGAACATAATCTGGAAAGAGACGAACGGCGCATGGCCCACAAAATCTCTCACTGTCAAGATGATAGACGCTAGCCAGACGCTACAGGACATGTTCGTCGGTCTATCTCAGGCTGATCGTTCGAACCACGTTCGAGACATCAAGTTTGTGTCTGAGAATTTCGATGCGGTAGTAGCCGAGGGAGAGACGAACGGGTGGCGGAAGATTGATGCCATGCGGAAGGCTATCCAGAAGGCTCAGAAGGCCGCTGAGAAGGCTTCTCAGGAAGCTACCGAGGAAACTACCGAGGAAGCTACTGAGGGAGCTACTGAGGGAGCTACCGAGGAAGCTACCGAGGAAGTGCCGACGATCAGCATCAACGACATCATGTCGGCGATCATGCGACACATCCCTGAGGCTACCACAGCACAGCTACTCAGGGTAGCAGAAGACCTTGACGTGTGGCTTCTCGGAGGTGCGCCCGAGGAACTCACAGGTCAGGAGTTGCTTGACGCTCTAGGTGACAAAGCCTTCGCAAACAAGTGACCTCTCGGAACCCCTTGACACCCGTCAGGGGGTTCTATAGAGTTCATTTGTCAACATGAAAGGAAAAGAGATGATCCGATACGAAGTAAAAACCCCGCACAAGGCATTCGTTGGTTGCGAGGACACTCTTGAAGAAGCCAAAGCATACATCGCTGGTTTGATAGAGGCGGGAGTTGAAATTCTCAAGGTCGAGTATTTCGACAAAGAACAGCGCGTTACAGACATTCGCAACGGTAATTTTAACACGCCAACTATAAAAGAAGGAAACTGAACTATGACTAAACTTGTGAAAATCGTTGGTATCATATCCGCATTCGTATCCATAACATGCGGCCTGATATCCCTGATGGTGATCGGTCCTGAACATTTCGGGTTGATACCCATGATGGGGTTGACGGCGGGAAGCGTGTTAGGTATGGTAGCGTTCGCTGCATGGATGACGGAAGACATGATGTAAAATCTGGGATGTCCCAGAAAACATGAAAGGAAACTGAACTATGGAAAACAAAACATACACTTTTACGTGTTGGGAAGACGGTCAACGCTACCCCTGCGCCACTGTCACACCGCTGGGCAACGGCCTTGCCATCTACGGGCGGGTGGGTCTCTACGAGGAGACTATTCCAGTAGACGAAGCCTTCGCAAAAGCCCGTGAAACAGCGGCGCTGCTAAACTCTAGATACTAAAGGAAACTGAACAATGAATATGTCAATCAAACAACTCGGCTCTAACATGACTGAGCTACAGAACACCAAGGCCAACGTCTCGGTATTGTTCAGTTATGAAACCCCGGTAGCTGGGTGGGACTGCAAGGGACCATTCAGGACAACGGAATACTTCAGTCGCACCACGTCGAAACATATCAATAAATACCTGAGGCTGTACGGTGGTGAAGATCACTGTAGACAACTAGACCAGTCTATGATAGAAAGTATCTGTGAAACATGGGATGTCCCAGAAAATTGAAAGGCGAAGACATGACTAAGAAAGAACTAGCAGAAACAGTGAAATTTAAGATTGAATTCATGCTCATGATGATGCGCGTTGGGCGCGAGGAGGAAGCAGAGAGATCACTTCAGGAAGCTATGGATGTTCTTAACGATGCTATCGAGGAGGACGACGAATGACTGCTAGAGTGTGGACCAAGGAACAGACACAGGAAACAATCAAGGCACTCCGAAGGGCGGGGTACACCATCCCGCCCAAGGGGGACACTGGAATGTACAAGACAGAAGAGGAATACGCACCGGGTAAAAAAGTTTTTGTTGCAATGGTGGGAACAAGGGGGTACCTTGTCAGTTACTGGGATGGATTATTTCAAGAGGAGATTGAAGAATGAGTAACCATGAAAATGAAATGCTGAAAGAACAACTCTTTGACGAATGGCTGGAGCATCTGGAGTTGTTTGTTGGGTGGCCGAAAGGCGATCCTGAAACCTACAAAGAAGCTGCACGTAAAACCGAAGAAGAATGGCTGGAGATGAACAGATGAACCACGAAACTCAGGAAATCATTTCGAAACTACGGAAAGCAGGAGAAAAGATAGCAATGCAACACGCACATGGTAGCCCATACGATAGAGGATCAGCGGACAGATACTACAGCCGCAACTACAGCCCACATTGGTGGCCTAATGGAACCGGCAAGGGGTACAAGGTACCTCGTGAGATGATGACTGCGGCCCAGATTGCAGAGTATTTGCAGGGCTGGCGTGAACAGGAATACAGAAAGGATTGGGGCTAATGTTAGGAATAATGTGGAAGAAGATATGTAAGCATTGGAAAGTAGAGGAGCGTATATTCTTCTGTTGGATTATAGTTTTACTTGCTTATGTGGAGGTGTTCTTATGAAAGAGAAACATTTAGTTGCATACATGGAAACTGCCTACGCATTCGCTGAGTGTAGCACGGCACGGAGGTTGAAGGTGGGGTGTATCATTGTGAAGGACGAAAGGATTATATCCATCGGATACAATGGTACACCCTCAGGGTGGGATAACAATTGCGAATCTGAGATATACAGCACGAGTGTGGGCGATAATCCGAGACTAGTGACGAAGCCTCAGGTTCTACATGCGGAGTCCAATGCGATAGCCAAGCTTGCTAGGTGTACCGAGAGCGGAGAAGGCGCGACGATAGTGTGTACTCATGCACCCTGCATGGAGTGTGCCAAATTAATCTTGCAATCTGGGATCATCCGTGTTATATACTCAGAAGACTATAGAAGCACGGAGGGTCTGGAGTTCCTGACTCAGGGCGGTGTTAATGTTGTACAAGCTAAGATGGAGGTTATAGAAGCATGAATATATTCTACCTACACGAGAACCCGGAACGCTGCGCCGAGATGCACTGTGACAAGCACGTGGTCAAGATGATACTGGAGACTGCCCAGCTACTCAGCACAGCGCACCATGAGATCGACGGGGAGCCTAGTGTTGAGTGCTACAAAGCAACGCACAAGAACCACCCCAGCGCAGTGTGGGCTAGGGAAAACCGTAGCAATTACATATGGTTGTGGAACCTTCTTAATAGTTTGTGCAAGGAGTACACGAAGAGATACGGAAAGGTTCACAAGACCGAGAGGATCGGTATGGTGAGGGACTTGGGCAACTGTCCATATGAATTACGCAACGGTCCCTTCACTGAGCCACCCCAGTGTATGCACGACTACTGCAAGGTGCCTGAGAATACCATCATGGCGTACCGTAACTACTACATCAACGAGAAATCTTACATGGCCCGGTGGCAGTTTACATCAGAACCAATCTGGTATACCATCGGCATGGCCGCACAAATGAAGGAGATTGCATGATGCCTAAGAAATACAACTGGAGCTACGAAGAAAAGATCACCGCCGAGGAGTTTCTATTGCGACTTGTGCCTATGGTAAACGGTCCCGTTCAGACACTATGGGAGTGTGATGGGGATATGTTTATGTCTGACTACGCCGTGCTATGCGATGCAGCGGCACGTCTAAGGAACTACAAAGACCAAGTAAATGCTAAAGAAAAGGACAAGTAAATGCGATGTAAAATCTGTGATGTTAAACTAAATAATTCAGAATTACTTCGAAAGGATATCGAAGGTAATCACATGGACACCTGCAACAAGTGCATCGGTGCCATCTATGAAAACACGGATGAGTTCGATTTCATTCTGGATGTAAACTTAGTGGTTGACAAGGAGGAGGAAGAAGTATAGTATACTAAGGTATCCTAAGGAGATAGATTATTAATCATTAATGTTATTCTCCTTAGGATACTTAAGAAATCTGGGATGTCCCATAATTTAGAAAGGATTGGTTATGTCTATCAAAGATGGTCGTCGTAAGGCACCGAAGAAGAAGAACCCTGTCGCTCGTGACATGCACAAGTTCAACAAGCGGAAGGTCTTTCGTAGCCAGAAGAGCAGGCTGGTAACTGAAGCAATCGATGAGGAACTGAAGGAGTACATGAGAGGTGACTATGATGGATAGCGTATGGATTGTCTTCTCATATGACGGGTACGACAGTTCCAAGGTTCTCAAAGTCTTCACGTCCGAAGAGATGGCATTGGAATATCGGGACTACGTTACAAAGCTAGGAGATGAGAGGTGGAATGGTTTCTATGTTAAAAAGTTTTCGGTTGAGAAAGGTAGTTGACAATGGAATTTTTTTCCTGTAGTATAATGGGTGTAGTATGAACGCAATGTATGACACAATAGAGGAGTGTTGAATATGATTACAGAAGGAACAGTTGCTTTTTCGAACCTCGAAGAGACGGAACGCTACAACGGACAGGACACTGGGAAGTATTCCATCGTCCTCACGCTGGAGCCTGACGAAGCAGCCAAGCTGGCACAGGAGGGAGTCAAACTCCGTGAGTACAAGAACCAGCCGCAGCGTAAGTTCGTCACCAAGTTCTCCGGGTTCCCGGTGCTTGATGCGGAAGGAGATCAAATCTCCAAGTACATTCCGTACGGCTCCAAGGTTCGAGTGATGTGGGAACCGGGCAAGCCCCACCCGCAACACGGCGTTGCTCCGTACTTCAAGAAGATCAAAGTTCTTGAGATGGCGGAACAAGTCGGAGCGGACGACGAGGACTTCTGATGGGGGAGTCCACCTTCATTGGCAAGGCTCCGTGTCCATCATGCAGGGAGAGTGGCGAGGACAAGTCAGGTGACAACCTCGCAGTCTACGATGATGGGCATGGGTACTGCTTCAAGTGTGGTCATGTGGTGTCGGGGGGATCAATCGATCCCTCCACACTACCCACAGAAAATCTGGGATCATCCCATAAAACGAGAGGACTAGAGATGGTTGGTGTATCAGGACCAATTAGTGACAGGAAGATATCCCAGCGGATCGTTGAGAAGTACGGCGTGACGCTGGAGCATGACAGAGAAACTGGTCAGACACTCAAGCACCACTACCCCTACCACGAACAGGGTGGTGATGTAGTCGGAACCAAAGTACGCAACTGCCCAAGCAAGGAGTTCTATACCACGGGCACATTGGAAGGCACTGGTCTGTTCGGACAGAATGTCTGGAGCAAGGGCGGTAAGTTCGTGACTGTTACCGAGGGTGAGATAGATGCTATGGCTGTGGCTGAGATGTTCGATGGGAAGTATCCCGTCGTCAGTCTGAAGCGTGGTGCAGCGGCAGCATCGAAGGACATCAAGGAAAGTCTGGAGTGGCTGGAGACGTTCGAGAAGGTAGTCATCTGCTTTGATAATGATGCGGCTGGAAAGAAAGCATCTCAGGAAGTGATGTCTATCTTCTCACCGGGCAAGGCCAAGGTGGTGTCCCTCCCGCTCAAGGATGCAGGAGAGATGCTACAGCGTGGTAAGGTGCAGCAGTTCGTGAAGTCATGGTGGGGAGCGGAGGAGTATAAACCTGCCGGTGTCATCTCACTGTCTGACGAGACTTGCTGGGATGCGTTCGTCAACCGTGGCAAGGCGGAGATTATCCCCTTCCCTTCCTCGTTTGGTACGCTCAACAAGATGATGAACGGTGGCATGGGGGCAGGGGAGGTGACCGTGATCGGTGCCTTAACATCTGTAGGTAAGACCACTTTCGTTACTAACCTGTTGTACGGTATGTACAAGGAGACGAACCGAAGGATCGGTGCGGTGTTCCTTGAGTCATCCATCGGTGAGACTACGGAGAACGTGGTCAGTGTCGTGGGTGGTGTGAACATCAAGCAGATACCGGAGGAGGAACGGGACTACAGTGGTTACCGTAAGTTCTACGAAGAGGTGAAGGAGAGCGACAGGATTCATATCGATGACCACATGGGATCATCTGACATTGACGACCTGTTCTCTCGTATGCGCTACCTCATCAAGGGACTAGACTGCGAAGTGATTATCCTTGATCCTCTACAGGCTGCGGTGCAGTCCAACGAGAACGGGTTGATCGATGACTTCATGGACAGGTGCCTGAAGATTGCCAAGGAAACCAACGCGGCTATCATCATCGTGTCCCATCTGCGTAAGCCTAGTGTCAAAGACCCTCACGATGTCAACGAGTACGACATGAAAGGGTCTGGGTCCATCAATCAGATAGCATTCAACACGCTGCTACTCAGCCGCGACAAGCTATCCGACGATGACTACACTCGTAACTGTACCAAGGTGCAGCTTGTGAAGTGCCGCCGCACAGGACGGACAGGACATGCTGGCTGGCTGTACTATGAGATGGACACAGGACGTATGGTGGCGGGTGCAGCACCTGAAGTGCATGAGGTTGCCGATGAAGAATTCTGATTTAGGAAAGCTTAATCGTTCCTTGTACATAAAGATGCGTACCAACTACGCCTGTGAGATATGCGGAGGTACGTATCCCGAGGAGGTTCTTGAGTTCCACCATCGTGATCCATCAAAGAAGGAGTTCGGATTGAAGTCTTCCAAGTGGAGGTCACATAGGTTGAACAAAGAACTCTTTCAAGAAGCAGCGAAGTGTGCTATACTATGTAGTAACTGCCACAGGTTAGAACACGTAGCTTTGAAAAACGGTGAGACACTGATCCATGACAAAGAAGCTTATACTCGATATCGAAACTACCGCTTTGCCCGTAAGCAAGGTATGGATGGTAGGTACGATGGAACTGACTACGAAAAGCAAGAGGAATTTTTTGAAACCTTATGCAGAAACTGCACAGATACAGGAGGATATTGATGATGTGGACATTGTTATCGGTCACAATATCATTAATTTTGATAGGCCCGTTCTAGAAGAACACCTTGGTATCTCGTTCGATAACGTACAGGTAATCGACACTCTGGTTCTCTCACGTCTGTTCAACCCACAGCTAGACGGAGGACATTCCCTGAGAGCATGGGGTGAGCGTCTTCACTTTGCGAAGGGTGACCACGATGACTGGACCAAGCTATCTGATGAGATGATTAAGTATTGTGAGCGTGACGTAGAGGTGACTGCCAAGTTGTACACTACCCTCTGCGAAAGGCTTGCTCAGTTTCCCGGTGAGTCCATCGAACTGGAGCATAAGGTTCAGGAGATCGTGTCTCAACAGGAACGCAAGGGTTGGGTGCTTGACCTTGAGAAAGCTTTCGATATCCAAGCACGTTTGAAACAGAGAAGTATGGAGGTTGAAGATGAAGTACATAAAAGGTTCACGCCGCTACCGGTATTTGTTAAAGAAGTCCATCCAAAAACTAAGAAGGACGGTTCCCTTAGTTCTGTTGGTCTTCGCTTTCTTGGGGATGATGTCGATACCGTTGGTGGCACATTTTCACGCATAGACTGGCCGGAGTTTAATCTAGGTTCACGCCAACAGATTGGTAGGCACCTGAAGTTCTACGGGTGGAGTCCCTCCTCTTTCACGGAGAAAGGACATGCCATTGTTGACGAGAGTATTCTATCTGAGGTGGACATACCCGAAGCCAAACTAATCGCTGAGTATCTACTGCTACAGAAGAGATCAGCACAAGTTCAGTCTTGGATAGAAGCGGTAGAGGAAGATGGCAGAGTGC